AGCCCCGCCATCAACCACCGGGTCGACGTCCGCTCATGACGGAGGCGGGGCACGCGAACACCTCTCGACAGGAGACGACGTGACCTTCCCATTCGCACAGCCCGCCGAGGCCGACCCGGTGCCGCTGATGTTCGCCCAGCCCGCCGAGGAGCCGCCGGCCACACCGCCGCCGGGCCTGCCCGCGTTCCTCCAACCCACCGACGAGCAGCCAACCATCCCCACTCCTGGGCCTCCGCCGACCGCCGCCGCCGTCGCACAACTGACCGGGCACGCTCCCACCGACGAACAGCAGGCAATCGTCGAAGCGTTCACCACCGGAGGAAACCTCGTCGTCGAAGCCGGCGCCGGGGCCGGGAAGACCAGCACGCTGAAGATGGCCGCGGCCGTCGCAGGACGCCGTCGCGGCACCTACATCGCGTTCAACCGCGCCATCGCCGACGACGCCCGCCGAGACTTCACCCCCTGGGTGAACTGCGCCACCGCGCACTCCCTTGCGTTCCGGGCGATCGGTAACCAGTTCGGTCACCGTTTGAACGGCCCCAGGGTGCCCGCCCGGGAAACCGCGCGGATGCTCCACATCACCAAGACGTTGAAAACCCCCGCCGACCGGATCCTCACCCCCTCCATGCAGGCCCGCATGATCTCCGACACCGTCACCCGCTTCTGCTACAGCGACGCCGCGACCATCGAGCCGTGGCACGTGCCGCGCGTCGCCGGCCTCGACGACCACGCCACCGTCACCATGCTCCGAGGCGAACTCCTGCCGTACGCCCGCCGCATGTGGGACGACCTCACCAGCCCCGACGGGATCATGCGGTTCGCCCACGACCACTACCTGAAAATGTGGCAGCTGTCCGGCCCCGTGCTGCCCGCCGACTACGTGTTCCTCGACGAGGCCCAGGACGCGAACCCGGTGATCTCCGCGATCGTCGACGCACAGACCCACGCGCAGCGGATCCTCGTCGGTGACCGCGCCCAGGCGATCTACGGGTGGCGGGGCGCCCGCGACGCCATGGCCACCTTCACCGCCGACACCCGGCTGCAGCTATCCCAGTCCTTCCGGTTCGGTCCCACGATCGCCGCCGAGGCCAACAAGTGGCTGAGCCTCCTCGACACCGGCCTCCGCCTCACCGGCTACGACCAGGTCACTTCGACGATCGGCCCCCTCGACGAACCGACCGCGGTCCTGTGCCGCGGCAACTCCGAGACCGTACGGCAGGTCATGGCGGCGCTCGCCGCGGGGAAGCGAGCCGCGCTCGTCGGCGGCGGCCGCGAAGTCCGCCGGCTCGCCGAGGCCGCCGTCACCCTCAAGGCCGGCCGTGGCTGCAGCCACCCCGAGCTGTACGCGTTCAAGACCTGGGGTGAGCTGCAGGAGTACGTCGAACAGGACTCCGACGGCAGCGACCTGAAGACCTTCGTCAAGTTGGTCGACGAGTACGGGCCCGACGTGATCATCGACGTCATCGAGAACCTCGTTGTCGAGCAGCACGCCGACGTCACCGTCTCCACCGTCCACAAGGCCAAAGGCCGCGAGTGGAGATCCGTGAAGATCGCCTCGGACTTCGCGCCTCCCGCCAAGCCCATCGACGGCGAGGAGGACCAGGGCGTGCCCACCGAGGACGCCATGCTCGCCTACGTCGCCGTCACCCGCGCCCGCGAACACCTCGACCGCACCGGCCTCGCCTGGATCGACCACCACGCGGAGGCGAACCGTGGCTGACCAAATCACCCCGGAAATGGCGGCTGTCTGATGCCTGACCAGATTGAGACTCAGATGCATGACGCGATCGAGTCCGCCCTGTGGCAGGACCTTGCCGACGCGTTGACCCGACTGGAGGACCACGGACTCCTGCCGCTCCCTGACCACGGTGAGATCGATGCGGGGCCGATCATCCACGGCGGAGTGCGCAAGGGCGGCTACATGCTCCGCCGCAGCGACATGAGCGAGTCTCCCGCGTACTGCTGGACCGTCGTCTCGCGTGACTCCCGCGAGACCTGAGAGCCCCGAGGAGGGCAGCGACGATGCCCGGTGATCAGCTCACCACGTAACCGCACCGCCTGCATCCCCGTCCCCGACATACCGCGCACCGCAGGAGCTCCACTTGAGCAACGACGCCGACGCCACCCCACCCGCGGACCTCACCGCCGCGGCCCTCGATCTCCACGACGTCGGCACCGTCGTCATCCCCGTACGGGGTGACGGCACCAAGGCGCCCGCCGTGAACTGGCGGCCCATCTACCGGCAAGAACACCCACCCCCGAGCCGAGAACAGGTCGAGGACTGGGCAACCCGCCACCACGGCATCGGCATCCTCACCGGCGCCGTATCCGGCCAGATGGAGATGTTCGAACTCGAAGGCCGCGCCGTCAACGCCGGCCTCCTGCCCGAGCTCCTCCAGCTCGCCAACGCCGCGGGCCTCGGCGAGCTCCTCCAGCAGCTGCTCACCGGCTACCTCGAACGCACCCCATCCGGCGGCATCCACATCCTCTACCGCGTCACCGACGCAGCGGCCCGCCCCAACACCAAGCTCGCCTCCCGCCTGGCCTACGAAGACGAACTCACCGACGAAGAGCGTGCGGTCCGCGCCGAACAGCCCGGCAAGACCTTCCGCCGGGTGCTCCTGGAGACCCGCGGCGAAGGCGGGTTCGTCGTCGTCGCGCCATCCAACGGGCCCGTGCACAAGACCGGCCGCCCGTGGGAACTCCTCGCCGGCGGACCCGCGACCATCCCCGCCATCACCGGCGAGCAACGCGACGCCCTCTACGAGCTCGCGGCCGCGTTCGACCAGCTGCCCCCACCGCCCGAGCCGATCCGGTTCCTGCAGCCGTCCGACGACCGCGAGCACGCCGCCGGCGGGATCTCCCCAGGCGACGACTACGAGGCCCGTACGGACTGGGCGGACATCCTCGGCCCCGCCGGATGGACTCTCGTCTTCCACCGCGGCGCCACCCGCTACTGGCGGCGGCCCGGGAAACGTGACGGTGTATCCGCGACCACGGGTGCCCGCGACGACCGTGACCGGCTGTACGTCTTCACCACCTCAACGGAGTTCGACGCCGAGGTCCCCTACACGAAGTTCGGCGCGTACGCGCTCCTTCAGCACGGAGGAGACCACAGCGCAGCCGCCGCGGCACTCCACGCCGCCGGATACGGGCAACGTGCCCCCGAACCCTCCCGGCCCGTCCTCGGCCCCCAGCCGGTCCCCACCGGCCTCGGCGTCAACGGGAACCTCGCCACCGTCACCCAGCTCAACCCCGACCAGGCGCAGCCTCTCACCGTCGTCGAAGAACGCACCTACGAACGCTCCGACGACGGCGCCGCCCTGGCCCTCGTCGACCGCTTCGGCGACGTCATCCGCTACTGCCCCGACCGCGGCCGCTGGCTCTCCTGGGACGGCACCCGCTGGCACTGGGAACCCAGCAGCGGCGGCCTCATCCGCGAGTACGCCAAACGCGTCGCACGGTCCCTCCCCGAAGGCCCCGACAAGCACGCCGAGAACCACAAGAAACGCGCCCTGTCCGCCGTCGGCACATCCGCGATGCTCGCCCAGGCCGAGACCGACACCCGCGTCGTCGTCTCCATCGACGACCTCGACAACCACCCCTGGCACCTGAACACCCCCGGCGGGATCGTCGACCTCCGCACCGGTGAACTCCTCCCCTCCGACCCCGCGCAGCTGCACACCCGCATCACCGCGTGCACCCCCGACCCCGACGCCGACCCCGCGCTGTGGGCCGGGTTCCTCGCCGCGACGTTCAACGCCGACGACACCCTCATCGCCTACCTCCAGCGGCTCGTCGGCTACAGCTCCACAGGCGCCGTCACCAAGCACGTCATGCCCTTCGCGTTCGGCTCCGGAGGCAACGGCAAGGGCGTCTTCCTGGAGTCGCTCACGAGCGTCCTGGGCGACTACGCGACCACCGCACCGAGCGGGTTCCTGATGGCCAAGTCGAACCCCTCCCACGAGACCGAGATCGCCCGGCTCGCCGGCGTCCGCATGGTCATCTGCTCCGAGGTCGGCGAAGACGACAAGTTCGACGAGGTCCGTGTCAAGCAACTCACCGGCGGCGACAGCCTCACCGCCCGGTTTATGCGCGCCGACCACTTCACGTTCACCCCGACACACCACCTGTGGCTGATGGGCAACCACAAGCCCGCGGTGAAGTCCGGCGGCCGCGCGTTCTGGCGGCGCCTCCGCCTCATCCCGTTCGTGCACGAGGTCCCCAAGGACAAGATGATCGATGACCTCCAGGGGATCCTCGCACGCGACCACGGGCCCGCCATTCTCGCGTGGATAATCCGTGGCGCCGTCGAATTCACAAAGGGTGGCTTGGATGAGCCGGAGTCCGTTAAGGCCGCCACTGACGAATACGAACACGACCAGGACAGCGTCGGGCAATTCATTGAGGAGTTCTGTCACATCGGCGGAAACAAAGACTACGCCCGCACCCGCGTGTCCAAGGTCCGCGAGGAGTACGAACGCTGGTGCTTCACCGAGGGCGAGAACCCCGTGTCGGCCAAAGCCCTCACGACAGCCCTGGGACGCCGCGGCGTGGAGTCCACCAAGGGCGGCAAGGGCGTCCGCTTCTACGCCGGCCTGACGCTCCTGGTGCCCGACGAGCCGCCACCCCACGAGCCACCCGAGAGAGAAGCGCCACCCCCCGAGCAGCTGGGGTGGAGATGAATCCGGTGCGGGGTGGCGGATCCCCGGGTGTCGGATGCGCCACCCGCCCCCTCCGTTGTCCACAAGCACGACACGCCACCCATGTGGCACGGATCGGGGGAGGAGTATCCGCCACCCGGGCCACGATCACCGCAGATCATCGACATGGATATGCCACCACAACTGCCACCCTCAGTACCGTCAACGGAGCAGAGAAAACCGCCACCACGAAAAGTTATCCACAGGTAGTGGGTGGCGGGTGGCAGTTTTTCCCTAGTTATCGCCTATGCGCGCGCGCATACACATGCGCAACGTGCTCAACGGGAGCACGTGCCACACCCGCCACCCCGGCCGCAGCAGACCCAGCCGAGGCGGCCAGGCGATGAACCTGCAGAACCCCGCCAGTTCCCTCCACGCCGCCATCGTCGGCTGCCCCCGCTGCCGCTGCCTGGTCATCCACGCCCTCGACGCCCCCGTCGCCGCGTTCGACGTTCGCCTCGACCCCGAACCCCTCACTGAAATTGGCGAGCTCACCGCGCTTCTATCCGGGCGAATGACGTACGACCTCATACCTGTGTGGGGCCACCACGAACTCGCCTATCGCGACCAATGGCGAATGCGGCATAGGAAACACCCGGTGCTAGCCACTCACCGATGCCCCGGCCGTATCCCCGCCACAACCCGAATTCAGCCCTCGACCACGAAAGGCGACCGCAATGACAAACGACCGCCGTTCTGAAGAAACACCGGCCGAGGCACTCGCCCGACTCGTCACCGAACTCGCCGACGAGATCCACACCACCGCCGAGGTCACCCGCTACCGTCGCGTCCGCCGCGGCCCCGACCGGATCATCGCCGTCATCGACCTCACCACCCACCACACCCGCGCGCCCGGCATCATTGACCAACTCCATGCCATCCAGGCCGCGGCCACGACCGTCGCCGTCGACGTGTACCGCTGGGAACGCGACACCGACGATCCCTGCCCCCGCGACGGGCGGCTGTGCGCCCACGGCCGGTGGCTGTACGTCCGGACCGAGCGCCGCCCCGCTGCGGCGTACGGCATCGTCACCGCCGGCAGCGCCGTACCCCAGGGCAGCCCCGGATGGGACGCCGACGGCGCGCTGTCCCCGACGCCCTCCGGCGGCTCGTTCGAGTCGCGGGAGCCGGCTGCGGCCGCCGCCATCGAGCTGTCCCTCGCCATCCGCGTCGGCGTCAACGAACTCCGTGAACAACTCGGCGCGACGAGCCCCCAGCCGTCCACGAAGCGAGGCCTCCGCGAGCTCGTCGGCCTGGCCCTCGCTGCCGACGAGCACGACGCCTACCGCGCACTCGGCCGCGTCCGCTCCTGGGTGTCCACCGCGAAGATCGTGCTCGGCTACGAAGCGCCCATCGTCGCGCTCCGCGACATGTACTGCCGGTACTGCGGCGGGCAGCTCCTGGTGCGCACCGACGCCTCCAGCGCTGTCTGGTGCGACGGCTACGTGCCCATCCACGGGCCTGCCCGCGAAGATGAGCTCTGGCCGATCGCCTGGGAACGCTGTGACGCATCCTGGCCCCGGGGCTCCTGGGTCGCGCTCCTTGACGCGATGGAAGGCTTGAGCGCATGAGCGGCCTGCGAACCGAACTGCCTGATCTGCCGTACGGCGACATCCAATTCACGGAGATCACCGACCCGAAAGACCCGCCGTTCCGGGTCCACATCGACCACGCCGACGGCAAGATCCTCATCAGCGCCGACATCCTCGACCGCATCCGACGAGAGGAGGCCCATTGGGTACGCCTCGATGGCGACGTCCTGACATTCCACGGGCACAATCGGGTCGTGAAGTACCTCCTCGGCAACGACGTACCCGAGCAGGGCGCCCGCGAGGCGACGCTTCAGGAGGACGACTTGCTGGAAGTCCAGAGTGGCCGCTCATGATCGCGCGACGCTGCGCGCACGCCCGCGCGGTACCTGTTGAGAGCGGAGGAGAGACCGTTGCCGCGCTCTGCCCGGACTGCGATCGGCAGCTCCCCGCCGCATGGCTCACCTGCCCCCACGACAATCCGATCGAGCTGCCCACGTTCGACGTCCCGCCGCCGTACGAGCAGCTCTGCAATGACTGCGGCGTCGCGTTCTGGCCAGTGCCGTCGCCCGGCAGGTGGGTGTTCGTCGAGTCGCTGGCCGATCCGACAGCACCGACAGCGGAAGAGATCGCGGCAGGGGTAGAGCTATCCGGGCCGATCTACGGCTTCGATGCCGGATGATCGGCGACGACTGCGACTGCGAGTTCGACTACCCCGACGACGAGGGCGGCCTGCGCTGGCAGTACCTGCGGACGTGCCAGCTGTGTGGGCAGGAGTGGGGCGCCCTGCACTGCCCGCATGACGGGGTTCAGAACCCGTGTCCGACCTGCGGGTGGATCGCGCCAGGAGCGCGGACCCCTCTGCAGTTTCTGGGCTTCGAGATGCCTCCCGATGCGGGACAATGATCGACATGTACCCGCGGCCCAATCCGATCTGGGACGGCGTACGCGACGACGCCCTCACCGCACTCGAGGCCGCCGTCGCGGCCGGCTCCCACGTTGACCCTGACCGCCTCGCCCGCATTCTCGCCCAGGCGCCAGCGGCAGGTGAGGCTTGAGCCGGGCGCCGATCCTCGTCGACGTCTCCGTGGCCGCCGAGTGGACCGGGCGCCCGGCCGGCACTCTCCGACGGTGGGTCCACGAGGGCCGCATCACCCGGCATGGGACGCCCCGCCGAATGCTCCTCGACCTCCGCGAACTACCCGAAAAAGCAACGCAACATAACGCACCGTCACAGAGGTGCTTGACGTCCTGACCTGGACCGAACGATAATTGCCACCGGGCGAACTCTGCCCAGACACCGAAACCCGGCCCTCGCGCCGGGTTTCCGCATGTCGGCCCTAGTTCATGCCCTCTTGCTTCCTGGCCTCAGCATTCGGGGAGGGGTGCTGAGGCCAGGAATCCCCTCCCCGGGAAACCTCACCCTCAGCAACTGACCCGCTCACCCACATGGGTGTAGGCGGCCCGCCCGGGGAGCTCACCATGTCCTGGACCATCCACCACGGCGACGCGCTCGCCGTCCTGCCCACCCTGCGCGCCGGCAGCATCGACGCCGTCATCGCCGACCCGCCGTACAACAGCGGTGGCCGCACCTCCAGCGAACGCCGCAACCAGACCACACGCGGCAAGTACGTCAGCGGCGACGCCAAGCACAACCTTGCGGACTTCGCGGGCGACAACCGCGACCAGCGCAGCTACATCACCTGGCTCGCCCTGATCCTTTCCCACAGCCTGTGCGCCTCAACGCCCGGCGCGAGTGCCCTGGTCTTCACCGACTGGCGCCAACTCCCGGCCACGAGCGACGCACTGCAGGCAGCCGGTTGGACCTGGCGCGGCATCGTCCCGTGGCGCAAGCCGATCGCCCGGCCACAGCGCGACGGGTTCCGACGCGAATGCGAGTACGTGCTGTGGGGCAGCAACGGCCAGCCACTACGGCACGCTCAGCCGATCTATCTGCCCGGCTACCTCGAAGGCTCACAGCCGCGTGGCAGCGAACGGCAGCACATCACGCAGAAGCCAGTCGAGGTCACGCGACAGCTCGTCCAGATCTGCAAGGCGGGCGGTACCGTCCTCGATCCGTTCGCCGGATCCGGCACGACCGGTGTCGGCGCGCTCGCCGAGGGCCGGTCGTTCATCGGCATCGAGGAGACCGAACACTACGCGCAGGTCGCCCGTGAACGGATCGCCCAGGCCAGCACATGAGCTTCACGCTACGTATTCGCCCTGACCGGCCCCCACATCGACCGCCATCCGTGTTTCCGCAGGTCAGGGCGAATCTTCAGGCGTTTCGGCACGTAGACCTCGGCCGCAGGTCATTTTTTTCGCGTACGGGTCTGGAGCTCACGGTGTGTGATCCGGGGGTGCCGTGGGCCGGACGATGCCTCACATCTGCCCAGGTTGCCGGCAATCTGTTGTCGGCGAGTGCAAGCCGTGCGCGGCTGCCCGTCGCGTTGAACCGAGACGTCGGCAGCATGTCGGGTACGGCCGAAACGAGCGTCGACGGCGCGCTGATCACGTCCGCGTGCACGTCGAGCAGTACGGATGGGTGTGCCCCGGTTGGCAGCGCGACGCGCACCCAGCGATCGACCTCACCGCCGACCACATCAACCCGAGTGCGGCGGGCGGACGGATGGGTGGGCCGCTGCGCGTGCTGTGCCGGTCGTGCAACTCGGCGCGTCAGGCAGAGCTCGACACTCCCGTCGTTCCCGGCCTCACACTGACCCTGGTGGCGGGCCCTCCGGCGGCCGGCAAGAACGCATACGTCCGGGGACACGCCGGTGAGCGGGACCTGGTCCTCGACTACGACGCTCTCGCGGCCGCGCTGCAGGTCGGCGGGACCGGCCTGTACGAGCATGTCGAGGCGCACAAGCCGATGGTGTGCGAGGCGCGTGACGCGGTCCTGGACCGGCTGGTGCTCGGGAACCACGACGTGCGGTGCGTGTGGGTGATCAGCACGGCGCCGAAACGGGCCGTACGGGAGTCCTACCGCCGCCGGTATGGCGCGCACGTTGTCGTGGTCCTGGCCGCCGAGGAGGTGTGCCTGCGCCGTGCGATGGGGGAGCGACCGATGGAGTGGCGCCGGTACGTCCGGGAGTGGTTCGACGACTACGAGCCGGACCCCGCCGACCAGGTCGTTAAGGGGGCGTGATGGGTGGTCGCGGCCCGGACCGGAAGGACCCGGACAGGCGACAACGGCGTAATGCGCCTGCGTCGCTGGTGCCCGTCGACGACGAGCCTGACGTGGACCTGGTCGAGGTCGTTCCCGAGCCGCCCACGTCGCCGGCCGGCCTGCTGAAGACAACCCGAGATCGGTGGGCCGCGTACTGGTTCTCGCCGGTCGCGAAGCTCGCCGATCCCGTGTCGGACTTGCCCGCGTTGGAGCGGCTGTACCGGTTGTACGACGACTTGGAGCGGTCGCACCGCGCGGTGAAGGCGACCGGTCACATGATCGAGGGCTCGAAGGAGCAGCTGGTGATGAACCCGTTGCTCCGCCATATGCAGACCGAGATGGCGGAGATCCGCCAGCTCGAAGACCGGTTCGGCCTGTCGCCCCGGGCGAGACTGTCGCTCAACTTCACCTTGGGCCAGACCGCGAAGACCCTCGCCGACCTGAACAGCGAATTCGTCGGGGGCGGTGAGGGCGACGACGACGACCCGCGTCTCGACGACGCGCTCTCGGGCGAAGTCGTCGCCGACGACAGCGAAGCCACTGAGCGTTCCGCGTAGTCTCGGCTGGCCCTCCCATGGCCGGATCGTCTGCGCCTGGATCGAGAAGCACTGCGTTTACGGTGAGGGTGACTTCTTCGGCCAGCCCGTACGGCTGCAGCGGTGGCAACGCCAGTTCATCTACTGGCTGTACGAGTACAACCCGAAGACGGGGCAGCGCCGGTTCCGCCGGGCGCTCCTGGAGATCTCCAAGGGCAACGGCAAGACGCCGATGTCCGGGTGGATCATGCTGTTCGAGCTCCTCGGCCCGCCGCTGTTCGGCCCCAAGGGCAGCCCGGTCATCCCCGTTGCGGCCGCGAGCTTCGAGCAGGCCGACCTGCTGTTCGGTGATATGCGCGACGCCTGCCGCGAGTCGCCGACGCTCAAGCAGTTCACCGAGGCGTTCGACACCGAGATCCTCGTCAAGGGCGGTGTGCCGGGCCGCGCGTACCGGGTCGCCGCGGTGGCCGGGACCAACGACGGCCAGCGGCCCAGTCTGTTCGCCGCTGATGAGATCCACGAGTGGACGGGCAACAAGGAACGGGTTCACCTGGTCATCGCGAACGGCCTTTCCAAGCGCCGTAACTCGCTCGTCCTGAACACGACCACGGCCGGCTCTGACCTAGAGACCCTGGCTGGCCGGATGCACCTCGATGGCTACCGCGTCAACGCCGGTGAGATCGACGACTCCGAGTTCCTGTTCGTCCACTACGGCGCTGCCGACATCTACGACCTGGACGACGAGGAGCAGCTGCTCGCCGCGGTCCTCGCCGCGAACCCAGCGGCCGGCACCTTCCTCCACACCGCAGATGTCCTGGCGCGGTGCCGGCAGATCCCGCGGTTCGAGTTCGAGCGCTACCACCTGGGCCGGTGGACGCGCGCTGACGAGTGCTGGCTCCCGCCGGGTGCGTGGGAGGGCTGCGCAGGCGTCGTCGAGGTGGACCCGTCGCTGCCGGCGTACGCCGCGGTGGACATGGCCCTCAAACACGACCACGTCGCCGTCGTCATCGCCCAGCCGCAGCGGAAGGGCCGCGTAGCCGTACGGGCGAAGACCTGGGACCCGGCCGACTCGGGCGGCATCGTCGACACGCACGCCGTCGAGAATTACCTGCGCGAGCAGCACCGGCTGCTGAACCTGCAGACGATCGCGTATGACCCGGCGTACTTCCAGCGGTCTGCGGAGGTCCTCCTCGACGAGGGCCTGCCGATGGCGGAGTTCAGCCAGGGCGCCGCGTCGATGGTCCCGGCCTGCCAGGACGCCTACCGGCTCATCACGGGCGGCATGGTCGTCCACGGCGACGACCCAGTACTCACCGACCATGTCCTGGCGGCCGCCGTACGGGAGACCGACTCGGGATGGCGGCTGTCGAAGGGGCGCAGCAAGCGGAAGATCGACGCCTGCATTGCGATGGTCATGGCCCTGTTCCTGTCCGGCGTCCCGGTCGAAGAGCCCGCGGTCCCCAACCTGTGGTGAGGAGGTCGTGATGAGCGCCATCGATGGTGAGGCCGTATGCGCATGGATCGAGGAGCACGTCGCCGACGTGCAGCTGCCTCTTTGGCAGCGCGGATTCGTAGGGCGCTGGTTCGACCTGCGAGGGACCACGCCCGGGGGTGGAGGCAGATGAGCAGGCAGCGGGCAGAGGAGGCCGCCCGGGCGGTTGGTGCCGCTGTATGGCGGGTGAGGTTCGAGCTCCTCGAGATTGCGTTCCTGGCAGCGTTCGTGGTCGGCGTGTTCCTGGTCTACGTCCCTGCCGGTTGGATGGTCGGCGGTGTGCTCGGCGTGCTGTGGTGCGAGCGCGTGGCTCCGCGGGCGAAGGCAGCGGCGCCGCGGCCGCGGGTCGTCAGCGAGCGGCGGACCGCGTGAGCCTGTTCGGGCTGTTCGAACAGCGAGACTCCGTCGAGAACCCCGATACGCCGCTGGATGCGGGCACGTTGACGACGTTGCTCGGCGGCTCGTCGACGGACGCGGGTGTGAGCGTGTCGGAGCGGTCGGCGCTGAGCATGGGTGCCGTATGGCGAGCGGTGGCGCTGATCTCCGGCGTGTCGGCTGCGTTGCCGCTGGTCGCGTACCGCACTGGGACGAAGCAGCCGCAGCCGGCGCTGATCCTGCGAGACCCCCACCCGGAGATGACGTCGTACGACGTGTGGCGGCTGGCGTTCGCACATCGGTTGCTGTGGGGCAACGGTTACATCCAGAAGATCCGGAATGCCGCCGGGCAGATCAAGGAGTTGTGGCCGGTCAGCCCGGACAAGGTGCAGGTGTACGCATATCAGCCGTCCGAGGCGAACCCCAGCGGGAAGATCTTCTGGGTCCAGACCGGTACCCGAGACGAGCCGGGCCCGGTCGTGCCGAAGACCAGCTACGACATCCTTCACCTTCCCGGCCTCGGCTACGACGGTGTCGTCGGGCTGTCTCCGGTGCAGATGGCCCGGCAGACCATCGCGTTGGCATTGGCCGCGGAGAGGTACGGGGGACGGTTCTTCGGGAACGGCAACTTGATGGGCGGCATCTTGCAGACCGACGCCCGTCTCGACCCGCCGCAAGCCGAAGCGCTGAAGGAACGTTGGAAAGCCAAGATGTCAGGCCTCGATAACTCGCACGAGGTGGCGGTCCTGGACTCCGGCGCGAAATTCCAGACCCTGACCATGCCCCACGACGACGCGCAGTTTCTGGAGTCCCGGAACTTCGAGGTCGAAGAGGTAGCCCGCTGGTTCGGTGTGCCCCCGTTCCTGCTGATGCTGACCGAGCGGTCGACCAGCTGGGGCACCGGCCTGGAGCAGCAGGCCCTCGGATGGGTGACCTTCGACCTGCACCCGCAGTGGCTCGCGCCGACCGAGCAGCGAATCACCAAGGAGCTCCTGCCCCTGTCCCAGGAAGCTCGGTACCGCGTGAACGAGCTCCTGCGCGGCGACTCCGCGGCCCGCGCCGCGTTCTACACCGCCATGAGGGGACTCGGCGCCTACAACGGTGACGAGATCCGCGACGCCGAAGACCTGCCGCCAGTGCCCGACGGCAAAGGCGAGGACTACTGGCAGCCCACGAACATGATGCCGATCGGCCAGCAGCCTCCGGGTACGCCACCGCCGGCCGGACCAGGAGGAGAGTGACATGCAGCTCGACCGCGAGCGGCGCGGGACGGACGCGTCGCACTCCGAGATCGAAGACCCCACGCCGCCCCGACGCGGCCGGAGAAGCCGGGCAGGGATCATCGAGCAGAGAAACCTGCCCCTCGCCGGCGCCGACGTCCGTATCGTGCGCGCTACCGACGACGCCGCTGCCACTGAGGACGGCCCCGCCGAGGACGACGACCAGGTCGTCGCCGAGCGCTTCCGCGGCTACGCGGCCAAGTTCGGACCCGAAGCCCGGTACGCCATCGGCAACCCCCTCACCTGGGGGTTTTATGAGGAAGTCGCCGCTGGGACCTTCACCAAGACGTTGTCGGAGGGCGACCAGCGGATGCTGATCGACCACGCCTCCTACTACGTCGTCTCGCGGGTGTCCGCCGACAGCCTCAACCTCGCACAGGACAAGATCGGCCTGGCCGTCGACTCCGGCCTCGACCCCGCCCTGTCGTACGTCTCGGACCTGAAGGCGAACATCCGGAACGGCAACATCACCGGCATGTCGATCGGCTTCTACTGCCTCAAGGCGGACTGGGAGACGATCGAGATCAAGACCGTCGACGGCGACACGGTCGACGCCGACCTGCGGATCATCCGAGAGGCCCGCCTCATCGAGGTATCGGCTGTGTCCTTCCCCGCCTCCCCGACCACCGAGGCGGAACTCAGCTCCGTGGCGCACGCGCTCATGCAGCGCGGTGACGTCGCGGCGATCGAAAAGCGGGCCGCGTACCGGCCCGAACTGCGTGACCTGCTGGATGCGATCGACTGCGAGCCGCGTGAGGGCACTCGCGGAGACGAAGACGTCGAGCCGCGTGAGGGCACTCGACGGGACGTCGCCCAGATCGGCCTGGCAATGCGGGGCATGGCGGCCCGTTACGCGCTGCCTCTGTCCCGGTAACCACCACCCGATCACGACCCCGCCATGCGCGGGGCCGTCGGCATGCCCAAGGAGGGCACGTGAGCGACAGGCTCAAGACGCTCATCGATGAGCAGAACACGGTATGGACTCGGATGCAGGAGCTCGTGGGCGCGGCCGAGGCCGAGAGCCGTGACCTGACGGCCGAGGAGCGCGGCAACTGGGACGCCGCGGAGACGCGGCTGACTGAGGTGTCCGGCGACATTGAGCGGCTGAACCGTATGGCGGCCCTCGACAAGGTCGACCGCGGCCAGATCATCCCCCCGGCACGCGTCGAGGGGGACCCGGACGAGCGCGGCGACCGCGATGGCGACGCCGAGGCGCGGTACGCCGAGGCGTTCGGGCTGTACCTGCGGCGCGGCATGAGCCGCCTGTCGGCTGAGCAGCAGGAACTGCTCGCCACGCGGTACGAGGCTCGCGCCGGGTCGACGCAGGACGACACCCTGGGCGGTTACCTCGTTCCCGACGAGTTCCGGAACGTCCTCACCGAAACGATGAAGGCGTTCGGCGGCATCCTGGCGCTGGCCACCGTCATCACCACGGCGACCGGCAACAGCCTGGAATGGCCGACGAACGACGACACCGGCAACGAGGGCGAGTTCCTCGGCGAGAACCAGCAAGTCAACGAGCAGAACGTGACGTTCGGCGTGCGGAAGCTGTCGGCCTTCACTGTCAACTCGAAGATGGTCCGGCTGCCGCTGCAGCTGCTCCAGGACAGCGCGTTCGACCTGAACACCTGGCTGCCCCGCAAGGAGGGCGAGCGCATCGGCCGTAGGGCTGCCCGGGCGTTCGCGTCTGGCACCGGCGTGGAGCAGCCGGAGGGCATCACTACCAACGCGATCGTCGGGAAGCAGGGCGGGTCGGGACAGACCACGTCGATCATCTACGACGATCTGGTCGACCTGGAGCACTCCATCGACCCGGCGTACCGGAACACCGCCCGGTACGTCATGGCAGACGGGATGCTCAAGGCGATCCGGAAGCTCAAGGACTCTCAGGGTCGGCCGCTGTGGGTGCCGATCCCGGCGCCGGGTTTCCCGGCCACCATCAACGGGTTCGAGTACTCGATCGACAACAGCTTCCCCGTCCCGGCCGCATCGGCGAAGACGATCATCTTCGGTGACATCCGCGCAGGCTACATCGTCCGCCAGGTCCTCGGCGTGCAGAACCTGCGCCTCACCGAGCGGTACGCCGACTTCTTGCAGGTCGGTTTCCTGGCGTTTGCGCGTCTCGACGGCAAGCCCGACGACACCTCCGCGCTCCGCGCGTACCAGCACGCCGCCAGCTGACCGCACACCGGCGGGCCGTACACCGCGGCCCGCCGGTCACCCTGACCGCTTCCACCACCAGGAAGGCCCACCGTGAAGGATCTTTTCAACAACGTGCAGGTCCGGCCGTCGCTGACTAACGCGCTGCGCTCCGCGACCGCGACCGGATCGGCCGTCGACCGCGCCTACAACGGTTCGATGTTCAACTCCGCGATGGTCGTCGTGCACACCGGCACCATCACCGATGGGACCCACACGATCACCGTCGAAGAGTCGGATGACAACTCGACCTGGGCGACGGCGACCGCCCTGCAGGGCACCGCGCCGGCGGTCGCCGCGGCCGACGACGACAAGGTCTTCGAGATCGGATACCTCGGCGGTAAGCGCTACCTCCGCGCCAAGTCCACCGTGTCGGGCTCTCCGTCGACCGGCGGTGTCTACGACGCGTTGGTGCTGCTCGGCGACCCGCGGACCGCCCCGGTGGTGCGTCCCTGATGCCCCGCGTCCGCTTCCTCCAGGCCGTCGCCGGCGACGACATCAGCTTCGTCGCCGGTGACGTCGTGGACATGCCCGGAGAGAAGGCCGAGGCGTGGGCGGACGGCGTGCGTGCCGAGCTCGTCCGCAGCGAGGCATCAGAGACGCCGGAGCGCGCCGCGCCCAAGCCCGAAACCACCACCACTCCGACGTCAGCGAAGAACGCGGCCGCGGCCGCGGAGAAGCCGCCGCCGCGCCGCCGCTCCCGATCGGCGCCAGCGGGCACGCGAGGCCAGGGAGGGAAGAAGGGCTGATGGCCGACTTCGTATTCAACATCGCAAAGGGGCAGGTCAAGACCCTCGCTGGCCTGCCCGCGGCCGCCGACGCCCTGATCGTCGTCCCGATCGAGGCATCCGGCCTGGAGACCGACGCGACGCTGAAGGACTACGACGACCTCGCGACTCTGCTCGCCGGCTCCTCCAACGAGCAGACCACCTGGGGCCGCAAGACGATCAGCTCGGGCGTCACCATCACGGTCGACGACACGAACGACCGTGTCGACATCGATATCCCCGACCAGACGTGGACCGCCGCCACCGGCAACGCCGTCGGCGCGCTCCTCATCTGCTACGACAACGACACCGGTGCCGGCACCGACAGCAACATCGTGCCGCTCACGAAGCACGATTTCGCGGTGACCCCGGACGGTACCGACGTCACCGCGGTGATCGCCGCGGCGGGTTTCTTCCGCGCGGCCTGATCCCGAGGGGTCGTAGTGGCGCCGGTCAACTCCAACACCTTCGAATCCGGGCAGTCCTCCGGCGCGGCGATCACCACCGGCAACTCCGGTGGTGGCGCCGGCCGGGCCTGGACCAGCCTCGCCGGCACCTGCACCTACGACACCGCCCACACCTACGGTGGATCGCTCGCAGCGAAGATCGACATGGCTGCCGGTACCACGTCCCAGCTGCGCTGGCTGGACGGCGCAGACCAGGCCGGGAACGTCTCCTACCTGCGGTTCTACCTGTTCCTCGCCGCGCTCCCGTCACAAAACCTGTCAGTGGCGTACTTCACCGATCACTCCAACACGTTCCTGATGCGGGTCCGGATCCGCGCCAACGGGACCGTCGACCTCATCGACGGAGCGACCCAGGTGATGGCCACGACCACCGCGGCGGCCGCAACGGGTCAGTGGATCCGTATCGAGGCGAAGGTCACCAGCAACGCGGCCACCGGCAGCGGCGAGCTCCGCCTGTACAACAACGCCGACTCGGCCGTCGCGACCGAGACGCTCACGAGCACCGCCGCGTGGAACACCGGCAGCACGAAGCCGGGCGGCTGGCGGTTCGGTGGCCTCACGAGCACGGCCGCTTCGGATGTGTTCTGGCTCGACAGCGTCGCCTCGGACCCGTCCAACTGGATCGGCCCGGCGAACGTCCGGACGCTCGGACAGCCCGCAGAGGCCGACACGGCGACCCCAGTCGCGAAGAGTAAAGCCGGGACGGCAGGCCAGCCGACCGAGACCGACACGTCTCGTCCTATGAGCCGGGTGAAGACCCGCCAGCTCACTCAACCGGCCGAGACCGACACCGCGACACCCTTCGGCCACATCCGAGGTCGCACCGTCGGCCAAGCCAATGAAACCGACCTGGCCCGGCCCATCGCTGCGGCGAAGTCCCGGGCGCTGACCCAACCCACCGAGACCGACACCGCGGCTACCGTGTCCCACCAGCGGACCCGCACGATCGGCCAGGCCACCGAGACCGCTACCTCCACACCGATCGGGCACACGCGGGCCCGGGCCATCGGGCAAGCCACCGAGGCAGACAGCGCGGCCGCGATCATCAGGGCGATACGCGTCGTCCTCGGCGAGGCCGACGAGACCGACATAGCGACGGCCATCGGGCATACCCGCGTCCGCGCCGTTAACCAGACCACCGAAGCCGGGACGGCCAACGCGATCGCGGTGCGCAAGGCCCGGGTGCTCGGCCAGCCGGCCGAGCTGCCGGTAGCGCTGGCGATCATCGCGGCCAAGAGCCGCACGCTGCATGCGGTCACAGAGACCGCCCTTGCGCTGCCGATCACCGCGCCGACAACGGTCGTGACACGGGGCCGGATCCGCCCCCGAGCACTGATAGGAGTGCACATGTCCGATCGGCCCGCCCTTGCTCCTGGCCTTCGCGCGGCGACGATCAGCACGATCCGGAGTGGCTCGTGAGCTTCGACCTCGGCGCGGTCGTGCCCTTGTCGGTGTCCCTGACGGGCGAGGATGGGCAGCCGGCGGATGCCACCGCGATGACCGTCACGATCATGCTCCCGGACGGCACGACCGCCAGCACCCCGGTCACCTCGAGCCCGATCGGCACCTACACCTACGAGTACCCGACCGTGCAGGCCGGCCGACATGTGGTCCGCTGGCTCGCCACCGGCGCCAACGCCGGTGCCTACACTGACATGTTCGAGGTAGTCCCCGCCGACCCGGGCGCCCTGGTCTCCCTCAAGGACGCGAAGGATCAGCTGAACATCACGGGCGACAGCGACGACGCCGAACTGATGCGGGTGCTGCGGTCCGTGACCCGGCCGGTCGAACGGATCGTCGGCTCCGTCGTACGCCGCTCCTGGACCGAGACCGTCGACGGTGGCCACCAGAAGATCACCCTGCAGCGTTTCCCGGTCCTGGCCGTCACGCAGGTCACCGAGAACGGCACGGTCCTCGACACGTCCGCGTACACCCTCAAGCGGGACGCCGGCGTGCTCACTCGGGTTTCTGGCGGCTGCGCCACGCGGTGGCGACCGGGCGTCGACAACCTCGTCGTGACCTACGAGGCCGGCCGCGTCATCACCGGCGACGATGTCCGCCAGGCCGTGCTGATCATCCTGCAGCATCTGTGGGACACCCAGCGCGGCGGCTTCAACGCCAGCCCGCGCGACGCCGACACCTACGACCCACGGTTCGGCTACTCCATTCCACGCCGCGCACTGGAGCTACTCGGCGAACCGATCCCCGGGATCGCCTGATGCCCAGCACCGTAAGCACCCTGCCAGCCGCCCTGGACGCCCTGCTGCAGGCGCTAGGGCTCGCGCTGCCAGACAAGGTCCAGCTCATCGACGGCCAGCCGATCCGCACCGACCCCGACATCATCGCCATCGGTTTCAACGGCGAACCGGAAACCGAGATGATCACGACCACGCGCCGGCGTGCCGACCGCGGCGGCCGCAGCGACAGCGAAACCCACGACATCAGCTGCATCGCCTCGTCCTGGCGCGGCGACACCGACCCCAAGCTGGTGCGCGACCGGGCGTTCGAGCTCATCGACCTGGTCGCCGCTGAGCTCGCCCGCGACCGCACCCTCGACCGCACGGTCGCCCGCGCGTATCTCACGGTCTCCGGCGTCGCCCCCGTACAGACCACCAAGGGCGCGATGTGCACCGTCCGATTCACGATCCGCATCGACGCCTTCACCTAGGCCGATGAGCGTCGACCGGAGGGAACTCGAAGACCTCATCCGGGACCTCGGCGCCGTCCCACCCGCCGTGCGGCGTGCCCTTCGCGCCGGCGGCATGGTCCGCGCCGGCCAGCCCGCACTCCTCGAAGTGAGACGCCGCGCCGGCTGGTCAACCCGGATCCCCGGCGCCACCACCCTGACGCCATCGTCCGGATCGCGGCCCGGCATCACGATCCGCGTTAGCGCGGCCCAGGCGCCGCACGCCCGCCCGTACGAACACGACGGCAGCCCAGGGATCTTCCGCCACCCCTACTACGGCAACCGCCGCAAGTGGGTGGACCAGCCAGCGCGGCCGTTCTTTTACCCCGGCGTCGCAGCAGCGGCCCCCCAGGTCGCTGAGGCGGTCGCCGAGATCGTCGTCGGCGTCGCCGAACAGCACGGTTTCTAGCGAAGAGAGGTTTCTGATGGCGACTCTGCCCACGCAGGTGATCGGCCTTACTGGCACGGCGATCACCTTCGACACCGCCGCCGCGTCCGGTGGTGACAAATGTGTGCCAGGCACGGACGTGAAATTGCTGGTCAAGAACGGCGCGGGATCCAGCGTCACCGTGACCCTCGGTACGCCCGGCACAGTAGACGGCGACCTGGCCATCGCGGACCGGACGATGGTGGTCGCGGCCGGCGCGATGGACGGCATCCGGATCACCGACCGGTACCGCGATCCCGCCACCGGGCTGGCGTCGATCACCTACTCTTCGCCGACCTCCGTCACCGTGGCGGTGATCCGGTAATGGCACCGAAGCTCGTAAAGATTGTTCACCCCGAGGCCGGCGAGTCGATGGTCCCGGAGAGCGCCGTTCCGCACTGGCGTACGGCCGGGTGGGCTCCGGCTTCGGAGGTCGAGCAGGCCGACAACGCGGGCGAACAGACTCCGCCCACCCCCACCCCCACCCCCGCCGGGACGAGTCCCCTGAGCTCGGCAGGCGACGAGTCGCAGAAAGACATGCCGGCGGCCCGCGGTCGTCGCAGTGAAGGAGGTAAGTGATGGCGGCTACGCCGATCGCCGCGACTGAGCGGTTCTTCGCGCCCGAGGTCACCAAGATCGTGTTCGTGACGGAGCTGGGCAGCAAGTCCAGCCCGCTCCGCAGCGAGATCGACGGCGGCCTGGAGCTGTCCGGCGAGGTCTCTGACGCGTCCGGCTGGAACGTGAGCTCGGCTCAGATCGACACCCCGGACTACGGGAAGAAGTTCACTGGCAAGATCGGTGGCCGCACCGAGGTCGCCGACAGCAGCCTGAAGATGTACCAGTCCCAGGACACCGACGACATCCGGCGCGTCATGCCCCGTAACACCCGGGGTTTCATCTTGATCATGTGGGGTGGCGACGTCCCCACGCAGATGATGGACGTCTACCCGGTCGAGGTCCTGTCCAACGGCAAGACCATCCCCGACTCCGCGGCCGCCGACATCACGATCAGTTTCTCGATCACGGACGAGCCCGCCGAGAACGTTCTGATCCCGGCCGCATGAGCGACACCACGAAGGCGGCCCGGCGCGAACGACTGCTGGGCCGCAAACGCCGCACGCTCATCTACCAGCTCGCGGTCGACGAGGACGCCGACGCGGTCGCCGAGCTCATCGAAGCGAAGGACGCCCTGGACACCGCGCAGATCGCCGCCGAGGACCTGCCGGCCGACCGGGCCGACCAGCTGATCGGCGAGGCCGAAGCGCGTCTTCAGCGGGCCCGTGAGGCCGTCGCGGCATGCTACGAGCCGGTGCCGCTGACCGCGATGCTGCCGACGGAGTTCGAGGCGCTCGCGGCCAAGCCGGAGCACGTCGCGCGCGATGGGCGGGAGGAGCGGTGGAACGAGGACACCTTCCCTCGTGCCGTGTTCTTCGAGTGCCTCTCACCGGATGATGACCTGTCCGCCGAGGAATGGGCGACTCTCATCGACACCAGCCTGGCCAGCGGCGAGCGGAAGCACCTGTTCGCCGTCGCTGTCGGGCTGAACTCGCGGATGCCCTCCGGGAGCATCCCAAACGTCTGAGGGCAGACCCCGAGCTGGAGCTTGAGCTCGGGGTCTGCCATCACTACCGCATCCCGCACTCCGAGTTCCTCGCGTGGAGCGACGACGACCGGGACAAGGCCATCTGGCAGTACCTGCGAGAGCGATCGACCTGCTCGGAATGTGGGACCCGGCCCGATGAATGGGACCCAGCGCAGGGCGGCCACCGCCGCGCGTACCTCGCGCACGTCGAGACGTGCCGCGGCTGCCAGGCCCGCGAAGCCCGCTCCGACGCCCTGAAAGACGACCAGCGCGGCCGCGGCATGCGCGTTGTCCTAAGACGACGGGAGGTCACACATGGCCCGGCGTGACCTCACCATCGGCATCGACGGCGACGACCGCGGCCTCGACGACGCCCTCGACCGGTCGAAGGATAAAGCCGAAGGTCTGGACCGAGGCCTGGCCAAGGTCGAGCGGCAGCAGGCCGCCCAGGAGAAGGTCACCGAACGCGCGGCCGCCGCCATCCGCAAGTACAGCGGGGATATGACCGGGGCGGCCCTGGCCGCCAAGCGGATGGGCGACGAGGCCGCGCGTGCCGCCGACAAAGCCGCCAAGGCTCAGGTCCGTGCGGCGGCCGCCGCCGAGGCCGCCAAACGCGGCATCCTGGATGAGGCCAAGGCCGCGCGGATCGCGGAGCAAGCTGACGAGGCGCTGGAGCGTGCCGCGCTCAAAGCAGCTGCCGCGCAGATCGCCGTAGCCAAAGCCGCGGACCAGCAGGCCAAGGCTGAAAGGGAACTCGCCGGGGAAGCTGTCCGGCAGGAGGCGGTCAACGCCCGGATGCGCGGCGGCCTGGTCTCACTCGCCGCCGCCGGTGCCGCTGTGGCGGTCCCGGTCGGCGCCGCCGGCCTCGCGGTCGCCGGGTTCGCCGCGGTGGCCGCGCCCAGCATCCTCAAGGTCGTCAAGGCGCAACAGGATCTCGCGACGAACTGGGACACCCTGGATGCGGGCCAGAAGGTCGCGGCGTCCAGCGTGCAGGGGCTGATCGCCGACTACAAGGCTCTCGCCAAGAGCTATGAGCCCGAAGCGCTGCAGGTCTTCAACGGCGCCGTGTCCACGACGAGGCAGTTGCTGCCCGAACTCCGCCGGACCGTCGACGCGACGAAGGGAAGCATCGCTGACTTCGGCACCTCGCTGGAGAACACCCTCGGCCGTGAAACCCCTCGCCTGTTCGCACTCGCCCGCACACAGGCGGCGCCAGCGCTGAATGAGCTCGGTACGACGTTCGATGAGACCGCGCAGCTGGCGGTCTCGCTCGTCCACGATCTGGCACCGATGGGCTTGCAACTGCTCGGCGTGGCGAACGGTGGCCTGCGCGCACTCAACGCGCTCGAGGAGATCAACCCTCACCTAGTGGAGGTCGGTGCGACCCTGCTGGCGGTGCGGGGGCCGGCGTCCGCGCTCGGCAACCTATGGGTCAGCGGCGCGACCAGACTCGGCAGGTACAGCAAGGCCGCGACAGAGGCGGAGAAGACGACCGCGACGCTGAGCAAGACGGTCGGCTCTTCCCCGAACATCTACCTGGGTGCGGCGCTCGCGGTAGGGCTGTTGTCCTACCGGTGGGCGACAGCGAAGAGCGCGCTCGACAACCGCGTCGATGCGATCCGAGCGGAAGCCAGTGCCACCAAGAACAGTGTCGCGGCGCACCAGAAGGCGATCGTGGCGCTCGGCCAGGAGTCGGTCGGCTGGACGACCTACAACAAGGCCGTGGCCGCGGGTGATGCCGGGCTCAGGAAGCACGCCTCGGCGTTCGACCAGTCAGGCTCGGTGCGGATCCGGAAGGCCATCGACGCCGAGCAAAAAGCGATCACCAACATCACCCAGGGTGAGGACCTGCTGGGGAAGCAGTACGGCATCACGGCCACGCAGGCGGACGCGCTTGCAACCGCCGCCGGCGTTGACTTGTCCAAGGGCATCACGGGCAGCGGTGCCGCCGCCAAACAGGCGCAGCTGAAGATCAAGCAGTACGCGGAGTCGGCCAAGGCCGCCAGCGATACGACGTTCATCGTCGGCAAGTCCCTGGACGCTGCCGGGAACAAAGCGCTGGACTTGAAGACGCGGGTGACGGCGCTCGACACAGCGTTCGGCGCGCTGGCCGGCCCGGAGCTGCAGGCATACGACGCCACGACCAAGACCGCCGGCGCATTCGCACAGATGAACGAGGCGCTGAAGAAGTCCAAAGGGTCTCTGTCTGTCAACACGTCGGCGGGCCTGGCCGCACGATCCGCGTTCTCTTCTCTCCTGAACACGGTCCAGGAGAGCACCAAGTCGCAATATCAGTACGAGTCGGTGACCCTCGGGGTCGTCAAGGCGAAGGCGAACCTGGCGGACCGCGCGAGGGCCATGCTGCCCTTGTTGCTGGCTGAGACGCATGGCAGCAAGGCTGCCGCGAACGCCGTCCTGGACTGGGCGAACTCGCAGGGGGTCGGCAAGACCCGCGCTGAGGCGCTCAACGTGATCCTCGGCGTCGGTAAGAAGGCGTTCTTGGCGGCCGCGAAGAGCGCGGGTCTGGGCACGAAGGCTGCCAACGACCTGTGGGCCGCGCTCAACAAGCTCCCGCAGGTCAAGAACACCAAGATCAACAACAACGCCAAGGAGAAGCGGAAGGAGGTCGAGGACTACCAGGCCAAACTGGACGCCTTGCACGGCAAGAACGTCCACATCGGCGACAACGCCGCGGACGCTCAGGCACGCGTGAATCGGGTCCAGCAGGCCATCAACGCCCTGCACAACAGGACCGTCACGATCACCACTCGGAAGATCATCGAGACGCTCGAGATTGCGCACCGGACCTCCCAGGCAGAGCGAGCACGTGCAGACGGCGGCATCGACCGGTATGCCGCCGGTGGGATGCGCCATGACCTGCCACCGCACATCGTCACCCGGCCGACCGTCCTGTACGGCGAGCCGGAGACGGGCGGCGAAGCGTACATCCCTCTCGGCGAGGCGAAGCGCACGAGGTCGAAGGAACTGCTCAGCGACGTCGCGCGCATCTTCGGTCTGTCCGTCGTACGGCCGATGGCCGACGGCGGCATCCTGAAGTTCGCCGACGGTGGCGCGACGGTGAGTCTCAGCGACGTCTTGTCGCAGTGGCAGACCGTGGTTCAGCCCGCCAGCAGCAGCGACGTGACCGCCGCGAAGAAGACCCGAGCCACGCAGAAGGACCAGCTGGCCAACGCGAACGCGGCCTTGCGGCGGGCCGAGCGGGAGTCGACCAAGACCCACCGGGACCGCGTGAAGCGTGCCGAGGACATCGCCGCGGCCGAACGCCGCGTGAAGAAGGAACGCAGCGACCTCGCGGACGCCACGAAGAAGCTGACCGATGTCGAGAAGCGCTACCAGGCGGGACGGCAGTCCCCGGCGGCGCAGCTCGGATCGGCACTGGCCCTGAACATCAAGAACACCGGCGCGTTCATCTCGAACTTGAGCACGCTCACCGATCGGGGGTTTGGGGTGCTCGCGCAGCACCTGCTCGCCCAGGGTGACGCGACCGCGGAGAAGATCGCCGCCGACGCGGTCAAGATGTCGACCTCGAAGCTGTCGGGGTTGCAGAAACAGGTGCAGCAGGCCGACCAGCAGCAGACCACCCTCGCGGGCCTCGGCAGCATCCTGACCATCAAAACCGCGATGAAGGGTGGTTCGAACACCTGGGATTCCCTGCTCACCGCGACCGGCCTCGCGCCGAACGACCTGGCCGCCACCCTCAAGCTCATGTCAGCGGACCTGGCCAAGACCGCGGCAGGGCAGGCGCTGCTCGCGATGATGAAGGCCCACGGGTACGCGCGCGGCGGCGAGATCACCGGTACGCCGGGCGTCGACAACGTCCCGCTCTGGGGAACGGCCGGAGAGTTCATGGTCAACCGGCAGGCCACCGGGCGGAACAAGGACCTCCTCAACGCGATCAACACCGGCCGCCCCCTGCAGCTCCCCGCTGGGATGGTCCGGGGTGGCGACGGAGCGTCCGCCGGGCGACCCGTCGTCATCAACGTGTACGCCCGGGACTCTCAATCGGCTCTGGCCACCGCGAAGGCCACCGCGCACGAGCTGGGCTGGGAGCTGAAGAAGGGTGGCACCCAGTGACGACCCTGCTGGCCGCCCACACTTTCACCATCGACGGGTGGACGTGCGGCGCCGTCGACGACGCCGGCGTCGAATGGCGGCTCACCGACGTGCAGGGCTGGTTTGGCAGGGCCGGCGTCGGCGTCCGCACCGCCCGGGACGACCGGCCCGGGCGGCACGGGCAACTCCGCGGCCCGGCGTACCGCACCGAGCGGGTGATCAGCCTCGGCGGTGTCGCCCGCGCGCCCGACGCCACCACCCTCGACGTCGCCGGGGACCTGTTCGCGGCGATCTGCGACAACGACGACGTCCTCCACACACTCGTCGGCACCGACGCATCCGGCATCGCCAAGCAGGCCGCCGTGGAGCTGAACGCCGAGAGCAAGTTCGAGCACCAGACCGACACCGTCGCCGCATGGCAGCTCCAGTTCGCCGCTCCCGACCCGCTCCGATACGCGGTGACACCGTCCACCGGCAATTGCGGGTTGGCCACCACCAGCGGCGGCCTGGCCTTCCCCCTGACCTTCCCGCTCGACTTCGGGCCCGGCGCCGGCGGCGGCACGCTCCTGCTCCTCAATGCCGGCAATACCACGACCTGGCCGGTCTGGACGATCACGGGACCGGTCACCAACCCGGTCATCCTCAACACCGCCACCGGCGAGCGCCTGGCGCTGAGCCTCACCATCGACGCCGGCCAGCAGCTGACCCTCGACACCGACGCCCGCACCGTGATCCTCCAGGGCGTCGCGTCCCGCCGTGGATCCCTCGCCGCGACCTCGACATGGTTCCCGCTGAAGAAGGGCGCCACTGCCGTCGCGTTCCAGGCCGCTAGCTACGACCCTGCCGTCAGCCTCGCGGTTGCCTGGCGATCGGCATGGTCATGAACAGGAGTACAACACGTGGCTGAACGCGATTCCGGATGGGTCGGCGGTAGCGTCGTCGATGCCCAGGACGCCCGTCTGGCGACCGGCATGCTCATCCAAGCCGGCGCTGGGCCACTGCAGGTCCGCCAAGGCGTCAAGCCCGCCAGCGGTACGCCCGGCCTGGTCAAGCAGACCGGCACCGCTAGCAAGAACATCACGATCGAGCCGTTCCAGGCGGCGATCCAGGCGACACGCGCGACCGCCGGCGGGCCGTACCTGGCGACCCTGGACGCGCAGAAGACCGTCGATCTGCTGACGGCGAACCCGGCAGATGCGACGAACGCTCGCAGGGACCTGATCATCGCTCGCCAGTCCGATACCCAATGGTCGGACGCCAGCACCGCGATGGTCGTGCAGCAGGTGGTCGGTACCCCGTCCGGGAGCCCGGTCGACCCGACACCAGCGGCCGGGGACTTCATCACCTTGGCCCGGGTCACGGTCCCGGCGACCGCGACCACGATCGTGTCTGCGAACATCACCGACCTGCGGCCGTTCGCCGTCGCGACCGGCGGGATCCTTCCCGTCACGACCCAGACCGAACGGGACGCGCTCACCAAGTACACCAGCATGGCCGTGTGGCGCCTGGACCTGAACCAGATGGAGGCATGGAACGGAACGACGTGGGGCGTGGTCGGCCCTGCGGCCGCTCCCGCCTACGCCCACGATGAGGGCGGCGGGTCAAGGACAGTCGCATCTTCCGCATCGTTCCTGGACTTCACCGGCCAGCCGACGGTCACGGTCACGGTCCCCGCCTCCGGAGTCTTGAAATGCGAGTGGGGGTTCGTCGGCTACAACAACGCGTCCGAAAGCGCGACCCTGCGGCTGGGGCCCGTGATGTCGGGCGCGAACACAGTGGCAGCCACAACTCCGATCTCAGCCTGCGTGGCCGGAGGAGCCTCCACCACACCGCCGAGGTCAGCGTCCCGATCCAGGCTGTTCACCGGCCTGACGCCCGGCTCGACGACCGTGAAGCTCCAGGGCCGGCTTTCCAGCGGTACCACTTCGACGCATGCGATCCAGGATTCCTGGCTGTATGTCGAACCTCGGGTGTGACCGTGGCGACCTACACCTACCTGGCGGCCGACCTGGCCACGAATAACATCCTGGCCGAGCTGCCACTTTCCGGCGTGAGGTTCTCCCGCGTCCTGAACGACGCCGGCACGTTCTCCGGGCAGTTGAAGCTGGGGGACCCGAAGGTGGCGCGCCTGGACCCGGCACGCGCGACCGAACCAGCCCGCACCTGCGTGTTCGTGGCCCGCGACGGGGTCATCCTCGGCGACTACATCATCTGGACCACCAGCTACGACTCCGACACCCAGACCCTGCAGATCGCTGGCGCCGACCCGCTGTCCTACTTCGACCACCGCAAGATCCTCCCGGTCCTGCCCGGTGTCCTCGACATCCAGACCGTCGCCCGGCAAAGCATCGCGTTCTCCCTCGCCGACCAGCTCGCCATCGCCCGGACCCTCGTCACAACGGCCCAGTCCCACACCGGCGGGTCGATCGGCGTCACCGTCGATGCGACCGTGACCTCCACGACACTGCGTGACATCACCTACAACGGATACGAGCTGCGGAACGTCGGCGATGGCCTGCGGGACCTGAGTGCGTTGCAGGGCGGCCCCGACTTCTACTTCGACGCCACCTACATCGGCGGTGTCCCGACCCGCCGCCTCATCCTCGGCAACCCCCGCCTGGGCGCCACCGACCCCGGCGACAACGTCTTCGAACACGGCGCGAACCTGCTCAAATTCACCCAGCCACGCGACGGCTCGCAGATGGTCACCCGGTTCTTCGCCGTCGGGGACGGCACCGACGCCGACACCCCCATCGCGATCGCCGAGGACACCAGCCGCTACGGCGACGGCTGGCGGCTCCTAGAAGACAGCGCATCGTTTTCGGGGACCATCACACCGGCCGACCTGCAGGGCCATGCCAACGCTGAGCAAGCTGCGCGCCGTAAACCGGTCGTGCTGCCGACCCTCACCGCCTACGGCGCTGGCAAGCCAGCGGTCGGTGAGTACATGCCGGGCGACGCGATCCGCCGGGTCGTGCCCGCGGGATGCGACCCGTACTTCCCCGCCGGCAACGACATCACGCTGCGGCTCATCGCCTTCGAGGTCACTCCCGCAGACGGTAACCAGCTCGAAAGCGTTGACCTCACCGTAACGAGCATCCTGGAGGCAGCCTGATGGGAAAGGTCAAGCACCCAGACACGCTGCTCTCCTACATCAAGAGCCTGGAAAAGCGGATCGCGGTGCTGGAGACCCAGCAGCGCCTGCAGGCCGCCCGGATCTCTTCCGGTCAGCTGAACATCGGCGCGGCATCCGCCGGCGACCAGATCGAGATCAACGCCACCCTGAGCCGCATCCGTTTCACTAGCGGCACCGACGCCCCGACCGACCTGAACGCCTTCGGCGGCGGCGGCGCCGCATTGCAGACCACGGGCACGGCCGGCGCGATACCCGCACAGACCCTGATGTGGTGCGGTGACCACCACCACGCTCTGCAGGTCAACCGCGTCAACGCCGACGGCAGCACCACCGTCACAGGTGAGGTCTACACCGACATCCAGGACTCAGGCAGCGGCAACCATCGCGGAACGGTCAGCCTGACCGCAACAGGCAGCGACCACGACGGCAGCTTCATCAACCTGTCCGCCGACGGCGGCACCGTGCTTTACACCAACGCCCGAACCACCGACCCGCCCGCCCCCGCACCCGACACCGTCGTGCTGTACGTCAAGGCGAACCGGCTGTTCTACCGCGACGGCGGCGGCGTTGTCCGCGGACCGCTCTAAGCGGAGGCAGCGAACGCATCCATCCGCGCACCCACCCGGTTGAGCGCTGGGGAGCGCGCCCAGGATTTGTGATGGGAGAGCGTGAGTGGCCGATGAATCAAACGCTGACCTGCGGTGGCTCACGGAACGCATCGACCGGAACCATGCCGAGACCACAGCGGACATCGCCCGTCTCGAAGCTCAGGTCACCGGTATCCCCGCGTCGTTGGAGCGGTACGTGCTCCAGCGGGTCTACGACGCCGATGAGCGGCGCCGCGCGGCCGAGCGGGACGACGACCGCGGCCGGATCAAACGCCTGGAGGACAACGACACATCCAAGGCCAGCGGCAACCGAACGTGGCTGCTCGGTCTGGTCCAGACGGTCGTGGGCGTCGCGCTCGGCGTCGTCGCCGCGTACCTGACCGCGAGAGGTGGGAAGTGAACACCAAGGTTTTGAAAGCGACGAGCGCGCGCGGTGGCCCGGTCGTGCTGGCGGCCGGCGCGACGCTGGCGGCGGTCGCGATCGTCGGCGTCCTCCGTGGGCCGTCCCCGGTCGCGGCGGAGCCCCGGCCGACGGTGACGGTCACCGCGACCGCGCCGCCCATTGCCGGGCGGGCCGTACGGAGGTCGCCGTCGCCGAGTGCATCGCCGGCCCCGCCCGCGCGGGGCGGCCTGGTGCTCGCGGCGGCGGCGCCACCCGCCCAGGCCCGTGACGGGGTGACGGGCCGCCGCGCGGGCAGCGACTCGATGGGCAGCGGGCGCCGCTCGGGCAAGGCCGACGGTGGAAGTGCGCCAACGGCTCATCCGTCACCGACCTCTCAACCGCCGGCGTCCCAGTCGTCTGGCGTGAGTGTGTCGCTGAGGCGGCCGCTCGGTCTGCTGCCGGACGTCGACCTGACCATCGGAGGTAGCAAGTGACCACACCGGATGACCCGAACTTCATCCCACCGGACCCGAACGAGCCGATCCCACCGCCCGCCGGCGCAACCGACGCAGGCCTCGGCGGAGTGCTCGTCACCGACACCGATGAGATCGACACCGCGATGGAGCGCTTGGCCGTCGTACTCGCCGACGTCGCCTTCGAGCAGCTCGCCGGGATGGAGGGCGCACCGACCTGGGACCAGGTCTACCGGCTCGCGAAGGCGATGCTCGCCAAGTGGGCGCCGGGCCGCCGCGGCGAGAACGTCAACGACCTGACGTTCTGGTACTACGGCACCTGGAGCATCGCCGCGGCGTTCTGCTTCATCGGCATCTCCTACCTGCTGGCGCACGCGCTGGCCAAGCATCCGACCGCCGCGCAGCAACTGGCCGGGTTGCAGCTCATCGCAGGCAAGAAGGCGTTCGTCCCCTACATCCGCCAGATCCCCGGGTATGAGGCCGAGCACTCCGGCATGCGCGTCGGCGCGATCGTCGCTGTCGGCGGGTTCGAACACATCGGCATCTGCGTCGGCGTCGCCGGTTCGACGTTCCTGCTCTGGTCGTGCAACAGCACCGATGGTGACTCCGACGACGCCATCACGATCAAGACCTATCCACTCTCGGCCGCGAACGGCCACGTGAACCTGCGCTACTCCCCGACCGCGCCCGATCAGGAGGACGACATGCCCGACTATGTGAGCCTCGGCCAAAAGAAGCCCCAGCAGGTGAAGGCGGGCCAGGCCGCGCACGCCGTGTTCGACGTTGAGTACAGCGACAAGGGCACGGCGCACGCCGACGGACCGCACCCGGGCGTCCTGTCCGGCGGAAAGGCGGGCGCCCAGTTCGTCATCGAGATCGACGCCTCGGGCACCGCTGGCGGCTCGTATCGGCTGGTCGAGACGGACCCGGAGAAGGACTACGCCGTCACCAAGACGTACCCGATGAACAAGCCGACCTACGTCGGCCTGTGCGACGCCGGGCGGCACCTGTACGTCGAGCTGCACCCGGCCGCGGACGGCGACGCGAACGTGGCGGTGAAAGCCCAGTACTGGCACCGCTGACCGCATCTATCCTCTGTCCCGGCCACGGCCGGGTCCTCCCCCCGGAGAAACCCTTTGAGCATCACGTTCCGGGACGGCCGCCGGCCGCCCCACCCCGAGGACACCCACCCTCGGATGAAGTTCGCCCAGATCCGCACCCCCGCCAAGCAGCTGCCCAAGCCGCCTTCGCTGATCGACTACGTCACCCGCGTCGCCGCCTGGCCGATGTACGGCAACGATCGGTGGGGCGACTGCGTCTGGGCGATGATCGCCCACTCGATCGAGGCCGCCACCGCGTACGGCCAGAGCCAGACGGTCCAGGTGTCCGAGGTCGACGTCCTCGCCGCATACTCCGCGGTCACGGGCTTCGATTCGTCCGCGGGCGAGCCGGGCTCGAACCCTACCGACCAGGGCACCGTGATCCAGGACGCGCTGAACTACTGGCGGCGGATCGGCGTCGCAGGCCACAAGATCCTGGCGTTCGCGCAGGTCGACCACACGGACCCGGACGAGGTCGACACCGCGCTGTGGATGTTCGGTCACCTCCAGGTCGGTATTGCCTTTCCCGCCTCGGCGATGGATCAGTTCAACCGCGGCGGGTCGTGGGACGTGGTCGATGACGACGGCGGAAACGAGGGTGGCCACGCGATCGGCCTCGGTCTCGCCCGCCGCACCCCAGCGCAGACCGCGCTGCCGCGCCGGCCGGTGCTGATCGGCCGGAACGACCGCGGGAACTACGAGGTCCTCACCTGGGGCAAGGTCCAGGAGATGACCCCGGCGTTCTTCGCGAAGTACGTCGAGGAGTGCTGGGCGGTCATGACGCCGGAGTGGTACGACGCCCAGGGGCGGAACCCGGAAGGGATCGACCAGGGCGTGGCCGGTGAGGTGTTCACCGCGCTGACCGGCGAACCGTCCCCGTTTCAGTCCGCGCCCGAGTGCCCTACACCGGTTCCTGCTGCTGCTCCGGCGGCTGTGGATCCGGCTCCGGCCGTGACCCTGCCCGGCCGCCACCCGGGCACCGCGCACCTCGCGCGGTACTTCGCCTACGACCACCTGCCCGAGCATCTCCAGGCCGTCTCACGGCCGTGCGGCGACGTGGCCGCGCTGATGATCGCGGCACTACCGGATGGGCCGGAGCTGACCGCCGGTCTGCGGAAGCTGCTCGAGGCGAAGGACTGCTTCGTCCGGGCAGCGCTACCCCCCAAGGAGTGACCATGAAGTTCTCTAAGTACGCCAAGACCGCCGTGTCCGCGGTCGCCGCCGGCGCCGTCGCTCTCACCGCGGCGCTGACCGACAGCTCGGTCTCACCGGGCGAGTGGGTGACGATCGGCCTGGCGGTGCTCGGCGCGCTGGGCGTGTACGCCATCCCGAACGCTCCGGCGGCGAAGCCGGACAGGCAGCAGACGTACGGCCGCCCGACGCCGTAGACCAGATCCCCAGCGCGTTCGCCGCCCGGTTCCTCCTCGGAGAGCCGGGCGGCTTTCGTCGCGCTGCCGCCTTGGTCACGCTGGCTTGATCGGACGTACTTTGAGGCGTTGCTCCGGCAAAAGGCCGAACTTCTTCACGTGGAACGCTGTTGGGCAGACCGCATTGGTGAGCCCTTCAAACACGTGCGGCATTGCCGCAAGGTAAGCTGCCGAGATCGTTGCGATGAGTAGCAACCCATCGGCGGCGGGTTCGGCATGGCCGATCCAATGAATGCCGGCATCTACGTACGCCTGGCGTTCGGCTGGGTTGCGGAGCTGGTTCCGATCGCGCGTGATGATGGCGTCGAAGCCGAGTTCCGCTACCTCAGTGATTAACTCGGTGTCGGTTCTGCCGCCGAACCCAAGCTCGGCCGCATGCTTGAACTCGTGCTCGAAGAAGACGGCCTGCAGGGGGGGTAGTACTGCGCTGGTCTCGTTCTCGTCTAGGAAGAACCTCACGCGGAACGCCTCCGCAAGGAGGTCACCTGGTCGTAAAGATCCTTCGCGTCAGTGGCACCGCGTGCGGTCACTGACGGGTAGAAGCGAGAGGCGTCCTCGGGCGCGACCTCGCCGCCGGTGAGTAGCTTCCCGATGGTGTCGAAGGCGACGCGTGTGTTCTCAACGGTGGGCCAGCCGCCAAGTCTGGCCTCGCGTACCTCCAGGTGAGGCCGGGGCCGGCGGAAATCGATGACGTCCGTCCCCTGCATGTTCTCGAATGGAGCGAATACGTCCTGGAGGTTGACGAGGAGCTGTTGCCCCTTCTTTTCCACCAGGTCGATAGACCGACCGTCATCGGAGAAGTACACGGACTTACCGTCGGTATGTAGTTGGTACTGTGACGGATGATCGGTCAGGTCGAACTCGGGGAGCGCGGCGACAGCTTTCCGGATCTTCTGTAGGGAAATGTTCGCTCGCATGCGCACGAAGGTCCGCAGAGCGATGATGTCCCGAAACGAGTACAGGACAACCGGTGTGGACTGGAGTTCAGGCACGAGCAGTCCGCTTGAACGCCACCCCTTCAGCTGACTGATGGACGCGCCGGTCAAGACTGAGGCGAGCTCAACCGGGAAGGTCACCTTGGTTCACCTCCTTCCATGACCTTGTGCACGTCTCGCTCCAGAATGACAGCCGTTCGTCGGTAAGTCATCGTCCGCCTCGTAGTTGGAGGACCCGCTCGCGATGATCAATCAGGTAGCGGGCCGCGAAGTAGGACGCACCGGGACGGATTACGGATGCCGAAGGTTACGTAGCCCTTACCGTTCGGTCATGTCGCAGCCGCAGCGGAGCAGGAACACAGACCAGCTGCTGCGAGACCGCGGCACCGAACCTCTTGGATGAGCGCGACGACCCGGCGCCTACCCGTCCAGAAGCCCGCTCTCCGGTTCGCCGGGAGGGGGCGCGGCTTTCGCCGTGTGCATCACTGGGGAGTGATCGGTGTAGCATCGCGTGCAGCGCGGTGGAGCAGTTCGGTAGCTCGTAGGGCTCATAACCCTGAGGTCGCCGGTTCAAATCCGGCTCGCGCCACTCACGCAGAGCAAGGCCCCCGTCCTCTTCGGAGGGCGGGGGCCGTTTTCGCGTTCCTGCCGGCGATGTTCTCACCTCACTGAAGGCCGTTACGTGGACAGCCGAGGTTCAGCCGCTCGAACATGCAGTCGACGACGTGTCCGGCGAAGCAGTTCGCGAACGCTCCCACGAACGCCGTAATGATGAGCTTCTTCATGAGTCCTCCCTCCCTCCAGCATCTAGATCATCTGCGTATCCAGTGTCGCCGGAGGCTCTGACATTTCCTCTTGTCGCAGGTCAACGTTTCGCCACGGTCGCGGACGGTCGGCCGCTGGCAGACAGAATCCCGTCGCTACTATGTTCGAACTGTGGTGCGGCATCCGGAGCACATCGCGCCGGCCGTCCGGATCCGGCGGACCGGCCAGATCGTGCTCCTGCTCGAGTGGGAGCGCGACCGGCACGGCCGCTGGAAGGGGCACGTCGCCTGGCTCACTCGCCCGCAGGTGGCATGGCGTGGCGTCGATGTGTGGCTGCCGGCCGAGGACCTCGAGCGGATCGATGGCCAGGACTACCGACGCGTGCCAAGGCGCATCGCCGACGACGCGCCCTTCTGAACTTGCGCAGCTAACGTCGATCGCAGGTCGATGATCTCGACGAGGCTCCCGACATCGACGAGCGCCAGGGCGGCGTTCAACTCGGCGGGCCGGTAGTAGCCGCGGCCGAGCAGGACGCCGCGGTGCCAGGAGACACGGATCCAGGGCTGTGGGCCGTGGCCGTCGCACATGTCCAAGACGATGATCTCTACGCGTCGTCCGTACTGGTCGACCATCCTCTTGCCCACGCGCGTCAGCGTATGTGGCCTGCGCAAACGGGAACCGCCCGCTCTCTCCGGAGCTAGAGAGCGGGCGGTGGTCGTGCCGGGGGCTAAACGGTGATGGTGTGCTGCCACTTCCCGCGGCGGAGGTGGATCACACCGTCAGGGTCGACCCGTACCCGCGCGCCGTACAGCGGCAGCGACCCGTCGGTCAGCCACCGGTGGCGGATGTCGTCGAGCAGATCCCACAGCCTGCGCGGGCCACCTTGGTGGACCTCGGGCCGTTCACCGGTGTGGCCGGTGGCGCGCGCCCAGGAGCCGTCACTGTGCAGCATCCACGCGGTACGCGCCTCACCGTCTTCCCCGTAGTGGTGCTCGATACCGGGCGCCAGCACGCCGAGCATCGACGACACCTCCCACGCCTCGGGCACGTTGATCACCGGATACCGGCCCCGCGTGACATCGGTCCCGGCCGCGCTACGGATACGCGCGAGCATGGTGGTGAGCGTCGGCGGGTAGTCCGGCCCGGTCCGGCTGTGCATGAACCCGGCACGGTCCCACTCGATCCGCCCCTCGGCGCCGCCGTCATCGGTGGCGTCCACGGTAAGGATCAGTGTGGTGTCGGTGATGGTGGTGACGAGCCGGCCACCAGGTCGCAGCGCGGTCAGCCAGCTCGCCGGGATGGGCCGTACGGCGACGGTCGCGATGATGCGGTCGTAGCTGCCGGGCAGCGGCCCAGTGGCATCGACCGCCACGACCAGCGGTTCCATCCCGATCGAGTCGAGGCATGCGATCGCCCTCTTGGTGAGGTGTTCATCGACGTCGATGCTCGTCACGCGGCCGTCACCGAACCGTGCGGCGAGCAGCGCGCAGCCGTAGCCGGAGCCGGTGCCGACGTCCAAGATGTCGACGTGGTCCTCGAGGTAGGCGTGGTCATACATCTGCAGGAGCAGGCCGGGGAGCGTCGCCGAGGAGGTCGGGCGGCCGATGGCCTGGCCGCCTATGGGGGTGTCGTCGGCGTGGTGGGTGCCGATCTGGGTGACGAGGGAACGGTCGCTGTAGGCCGCATCGAGCCATGCGGGTATGTCGCTCGTCCCATCCTGGATGGTCCACCGGTCGGCGCCGTCAGGGGTCCACCAGCGCGATACGAAGACGTGCCGCGGTACGGCGGAGATAATGCCCCGCCACAGAGATGCCGGTGGGCTGACCTGCTCGGCGAGCCGGTCGGCGTAGGCCTGCCAGTTCATGGGGTCGGCCGCCTCGACGGGTCGCAGTCGTTGGAGTCGGCGGGGTTGCAGGTCACGCACGCGTCTCGCCGGGGGATCGCGTCCACGATCTCACGCCACTGCGTGCTCTTCAGCAGGACGCCGAGCGGCGCGTCGGTGACGTAGCCGGCGATCAGGTGCCGGCCGAGGACGCAGGGGGAGAGCGCGCCGTGGCTGGAGATCGCGGCGCGGCCATCACCGCAGCGGCCACACAGGTCCTCTAACGTGGTCGGTCGCCCGTCGGCGGCGCGGCCGACGGCGCGTGCGTGGTCGACGGCGATGTCGGTGACGCCGAGCCGGCGCAGTTCGGCCTCGGCCGACTCGACGTCCTGGCCGTCGACGACCTCGACGATTCCCGCGCGCAGCGGGATCGTGCGGCGCAGCGCTTCGACGATGTTCGCGCGGGTCCGGTAGTAGCTGCCCTCGGTGCCGGTGACCTGCGCGTGCTTGGCCGGGTTCGCCGCGTACCACGACGTCCCGAGGGAGACACCCGGCGTGCTGAACAGCTCCCACAGCTCGTCTGTGACGTGGACGAGGTTGGTGTAGACGTCGACGTTCAGGCCGGCGTCGAGCGCGAAGCGGACGAGCTCGGCGAGGTCGGGGTGGAGCGTGGGCTCCCCTCCGATGAACTGGACGGCCTCGACGCCGAACGTGGCGGCCTCGGTGATGATCCGTTTCCAGGCGGGCACCGTCATGCTGCCGGTGTCACCGTCTGGGCCGGATGAGTTGTAGCAGTGGCGGCACTTCAGCTGGCAGTACGTCGAGATCTCCAACTCGAGGAACGTGACGGGGGCTAGCTGTTCGATCATGTTGGTCCCTTCGTCGTGTCGTGTGATGGGTGTGGGCCACGACGGCGCCGTCCCTTGGATGGGCGCCGCCGCGGCCCCGTCTCGGGTCAGGCAGCCAGGTTCACGCTGGTGCCGGTGACCTCTGCGACCTCGACGCACTGCGCCAGGTCCGGGTCGCTGCTGCGGCTGCTCTTGACCCAGGTCACACCGCTCATGTCGCGGGCCATGTCTCCTCCTATCGATCGAGCCAGCGGTTCAGGATCCCGGCGAAACGCGTGCGCCGGCGCTTGCAGTACGGGCAGGTGCTGCACGTGCCCAGGCATCCGGGATGGTTACAGCTTGAGCAAACCGGCATAGGGCCTCCTGTTTCCTACGCCGCCGGGGCAGCGTGGTCGTGATCGCTGGTCCCGGCGGCGCCGCTGCGGACGGGCTGGGCCGCCGCCGGGACGATCTGGGGGCCGCCAGGGAGCGCGGATACGGGCGGCTCACGCGCTCCCCGGCGGCCGTGGGCGCGCGGACTTGACTCCGCGCCCCGGAGGGCCGTCGCGCTTACTCAAGGCGCGGCGGCATCGCCATCGCCATCGCCATCGCCATCGAGAGCCTCATCGGCCATCTCCCGCGTGAGGATCTCCTCCTCGGCCGCGGTGAGCTCAACCCCGCTGCGGAGCACCACGGCGCACGCGGCCTTGCTCACCGACCGCTGCTTGAACCGGAAACGGCGGGCGAAGATCTCGACGAGCATCAGCCCACGACCGGACTCGGCATCCGGGTCGCGGCCGTTCACAGCCGACGGGCGCACGCTGGGGTTCCGGTCATCGACGATCACCGCGGTCCACCGATCCCAGACCTCGACGTTGAGGTAGATGTTCGCCCGTGGAGCGTTGACTGCCGGCTCGGCGTCGCCGTACTTGATCGCGTTCGTGACGAGCTCGGAGACGATGAGGATCACCTCGTCGACGTGCGTGGAATCCGTCGTCGCGAGGTCGTCGCCCAGCACCTCACGGGCGAAGTCCCGCGCGGCCTTGGCCGACTGATCCTCGATCGGCAGCGGCAGGCTGGTGGCGATGAGCGGTTTGAGCTGGGCGTCCGTCATCGCACTCACCTCTCGCTCCCGGTGCTGCGCCGCAGCGGTGACGATCCCCACGGCTCCAGATCGTGGGTGACGACGGCGCGGTACCCCGGGGAGGGTATGGATATGTCCGCGCCGTCGTCACCGCCTTGTTGCGACTGGCAAAGTCGCAGGTCAGAACTAGAACTCCATAGAGTTCTAGGG